GAGGGAACTCATATACCTGATAAGGATAGTGGGTATGACCATATGGCTGATGCAATAGGCTATCTTATTGAATATGTTTTCCCTTTGCGTAGAGATTTTAAACCAAGTGAACCGACTAGGTGGAGTTGATGGCGATATACAATAGAGATTTCTTAACAGCTAGACATAGCGATTATGAGAAAAACTTTCATAGATGGAACTTCCATTACAGATCATATTTAGGTGGAGATGATTATGGTAATGGTTATTACCTGAATAGATATATCTTAGAGTCTGATGAGGAGTATATGAAAAGGGTTGGTTTTACCCCTTTAGATAATCATTGTAGAAATGTCGTACAAATTTATTCCAGCTTTTTATTTAGAGTTCATGCAACTAGAGACTATGGTTCACTAGCTGGAGACCCAGATTTAGAGTCATTCCTGAATGATGCAGATTTAGATGGGCGAAACTTCAACAATGTAATCAAGGAAATGCAGACTCAAGCATCTATTTATGGAACTTGTTGGGCGATTATGGATAAGCCAAGTGTTATCACTAACACTAGAGCCGAAGAATTATCTCAGGATATAAGACCATACATTTCAATTTATACACCAGATAATGTTATGAATTGGGAATACTCAAGATATCCTAATGGAAAGTATTATCTTACATCTCTTACAATATTAGAAGATTTAACTGATGATAAAGCAATTATAAAAGTTTGGTCTTTAGATGATATTACAACTTATGAAGTAGATGATTACATGAAAGAATATACTTCTTCTAAGCCAAAATTATTAGACGAACAACCGAACCCTTTAAATGAGATACCAGCGATTATCTTATACAATCAAAAGTCTCAAAGAAAAGCTATTGGTATATCTGATCTATCTGATGTTGCAGAATTACAACAGGCTATCTACAATGACTATTCTGAATGTGAACAGCTAATAAGATTAAGTAACCACCCAAGTCTTGTTAAAACCCCTAATGTAGAGGCTAGTGCTGGTGCTGGTTCAGTTATTGAGATGCCTGAAGATTTACAGGCTGATCTAAAACCTTACATTATACAACCCTCAGCACAATCTTTAGATGGTATTATGAACTCTATTTCAATGAAAGTAGATGCAATCAATAGAATAACTCATATGGGTTCTGTTAGAGCAACTGAAAAAACAATCAACTCAGGTATTGCTTTACAAACAGAGTTTCAACTACTCAATGCTAGATTATCAGAGAAAGCAGATTTATTAGAAAATGCTGAAGAGCAGATTTGGTCTTTCTTTGCTAAATGGCAAAACAAAACTTTTGATGGTCAAATAGATTATCCTGATACATTTGATCTAAGGGATTATGCGGCTGATCTACAATTCTTACAAGTGGCAAAAGCTAGTGGAGTAAAGTCAGACACATATACAAAGGAAATAGATAAACAAATAGCAAAGGCAGTAATAGATGATGATGAAAAGATTGATGCAATACATCAAGAAATTGATGCTACTTCTACGACTATCGGACAATTCCAAACAAACTTACCAACAGCCGAAGAAGAAGAGTAATGGCAAAAAAGAAAAGAAAAAAAAGACGAGTTCCAAAAGACAAGGACTCAGGACTTCCGAAAAAGTATCTATCAGGACTAAAAGGAAGCAAAAGGTCAAGAAGAGCAAGTCTAATAAAGCGAGTAGCCTCTATATATAAATCAGGTGGTTTTATTCCTAGAGGATTACTGAGAGCAAGGACAAAAGCATAATGGCAGTTAGAAGAAAACCTTTATCAGCTTCAGTACAAGCAACACTTAGACGAAAAGCTAAAGCATCTAAAAGATATACTTATGGGACTTTAGTAAAAGTTTATAGAAGAGGACAAGGTGCTTTCCTTAGTGCTGGAAGTAGGAGAGTTCCTATGGCGGCTTGGTCTATGGGAAGAGTAAACAGCTTTCTTAGAGGTTCAAGAAAACACGATTTAGATTTACGCAAAAAAAGAAAGAAATAAATGGCTAAATATAGAGGTAGAACTGTAACCCTTAATAAACCATTTAGAACTTCAGGCGAGAGAAAGAAGTTTGGGGTTTATGTCAGGAATAAGAAAACAGGTAATGTTCAAGTAGTTCGTTTTGGAGACCCAAATATGACTATAAAAAAAAACAATCCAGCGAGACAGAAATCATTCCTTGCGAGACATGGTGCTACATTGAAAAGAATGAGAGCTAAGGGCAGACAAGTAAATTTACAACCTGTTTTTTGGGCGATAAAATCTTGGAGAAAAGGTTTTAATGTATAATGGCAAGACAAGAGTTTTTAGAGAGGTTAGCAGATAACCACGAAATCCAAATCAAGAAAACACTTGAGGATTTAGAAGCAAGAATAGTATCACAAATATCTACTGTAACTGAGGGTGCTGATGCTGTTTCAACAAAAATAGCAATAGAACTTAGAACTGATCTAAAGCAATACATAGATGAAACCTATAGAACTACAGCCGATACTTTAGTCAGGGATTATGACCAAATAGTAAATGAGTTTATGGAAGAATTTGGTGGTTTGGATATACCTGATAAGTTCAAATCATTAACTAAGGTAGATTTACTTACAATCAATCAACTGAAGTTTCAGCAGTTTGCTGGTTTTGAAGATTTAGCAAATAGATATTTAAATGAAATATCTTCTCAAGTTTATCAAAACGCAATAGCTGGTAAGCCTTTTAATGAGATGGTTAAAGACCTGAGAGGTCTAATTACAGGAGATGTAGATAGAAGAGGGAGACCAATGAGTACATATGCTTCTCAAATAGCTCACGACTCAGTAATGCAGTTTGATGGTCAGTTCACAGTTTATAAATCAAAAGAAGCTGGACTTGATAAGTTTAAATATACAGGGACTTTAGTAACAGACTCAAGAAAACATTGTAGAGATCATTTGAATAAAATTTATACTGAAGAAGAAATTAGAAGTATTTGGTCAGGTTCTTGGACAGGTAAATCTGAGGGAGACCCATTTACTGTTAGAGGTGGATATAGATGCAGACATACTTGGTTGCCTGTTGCTGATGAGTTTTTTGATGCTGAAGAACCTCAAGATACAACTATACAAGTTCCTACTATTCCAAGACAAACAGGAAGAATAAAAGCAAATCAATTACAAGGAATAGGATTTACAACTTTAGTTGCTAAGTTAGACGATACATTTACAAAAAATGCTAGTGATAAAAGATATGTAATTAATCCAATTACAAAAGAACCAGCAAGAAGATTTAGAGCAAGAAGAGTTACAGATTATGGAAAGACACAAATAAGCAAAAAAGAAACAAGAACTAGATTTGGCTCAAAAACAACATTTGAATATTCTAATAAGGATTATGCCGCAATTAATTTATTAATTGAAGAGTTAGATGATTTAGCAAAAAAATATGATGTGCAACCATTACGAGGTATTAAAAAAGTATCAGGGACTAGAGTTATGGCTAATATGGGAGATGGTGTTTTAGGGTTAAATATTAAATATATGAGATTAGACTCTAAAAAATCTACATCTAGCAAATGGAAGTTTGGAGATGATAAAAATAAAAGACCATATACTGCTGATGATTATTTTGATGACCCTCTTGATAAATTGAGGGCAACATTTTACCATGAATTTGCTCATAGTATTCATCAACAAAAGTTTGTAAACACTTTTAAGGGATATAATAGACCTGAGATTGAAAAAAAATTAGTTCAAATTACAAAAAGTATGAGAACTTCAGCAACAAGATATGGAGACTCAAACTCACAAGAGTGGTTTTGTGAAAACTTTGCTTTGTTCCATATGGATAGAAAAGATTTGGTTGACCCAGAATGGATTAAATTTTTTAAGGAGAATGTAAATGTCAAAGGAATTTGAAGAGGCTTTTAAATTATTTCAAAAAGATGATCTAACAGTAAAGGATTATCTCAGAATAAAAGAATTATCTAGGCTTGTCCCTGAAAATGAAGAAAGAGACATAGGTTGGATTTTAGAGGGTTTATTTTTAAAAATACCTGATCTTGTAGAAAAAGAGGGGAATGATAATTTTCTTGAAGAAGAAGATAAATAATATAAATCTTAAGCAAAAAGGAGACTAATTATGGCTGACGAGCAAAAAACGGAACAGGAACAACAACCTGTAGAAACTAAAGTTGATGACACTGTTGAACCTAAAGTTGATGAGGAAAAAGTATACAATCTAAAACAAAAGGATTTAGAGAACCTCATTCAAAAAAGAATTGATACAGTAACAAGGAAATATGAAAAAAAATATTCAGGTATTGACCCTGAAGAGGCAAAAAAACTTTTAGAAGAAAAAGAAAATAAACAAATAGAAGAACAAAAAGCCAGAGGCGAGTTTGAAAAGATTTTAAAAGAACAAGCTGAAAAGTCTAATAAAGAGATTGCTGGTTTACGGTCTGAAATTGAAAAAGTAAAAGTTGATGGTGCATTATTAAATGCGGCTTCAAAGAACTCAGCAATAAATCCTGAACAGGTAAAAGATTTATTAAAAAGTAATGTAAAATTAACTGAAGATGGCAAAGTAGAAATACTTGCAGAAAATAATCAGCCAATGTATAACAAAGACGGAGACCTGAAAAGTATTGACGAATATGTAAAGGAATTCATTACAGATAATCCTCACTTCCAAACAGCTACCCCATCAGGGTCAGGAAGCAAGGCAAATCTTGGCAAGGTAGACGCAAAACCTTTTAATATTGCTGACCTAGATATGACAAAGCCTGAAGATAGAAAGCAATATGCTGAATATAAAAGGGAAAGAGATAAGAATATTGTCATTGATTTAACACGAAGCTAATAGGAGATTATTATGGCTAACGAAACGACAAGTAGCACAGTATCGGAACTATATACCGA